GGCGACCCAGGTAGGACTCGAACCTACGACCGACTGCTTAGAAGGCAGTTGCTCTATCCAACTGAGCTACTGAGTCATGTGATAATTATAACCTATGTAATTGATTTTGTCAACTGGATGGTGGTAAGGTTATAAAATTTAATGCTACAACAGTTCTTGGATTAGTTACTGGAGGAACGTCATGATACATTGTAGCATCAAACATTAATAACTCTCCAGGTTCGGGATAAACAATTTTATTGTCTTCAAATACAATCGGAGATTGATCTGGATCAACATCAACATAATAAACGAATGACCACACAAAGGGGTAGTGGTTATGTTTGATAGTATAGTCACCTTTTTTATAGGTGGCAACCCAGACATTCAAACAGTCATATTTAACATGATTTGCTTTTCTAAAACCATATTCCTTCATGTTAATTTCATTCAAGAAATCAAAGCAGATATCAATAAGACTATCAAATTCTCTGGTTCTTGTATGAAGATAATAATCTGTATGCCATGCCTTAACATTACTGACACTACAAACTTCTGTCTTTTTGAGTTTTTCAATAGTCTCAGACAATTGCTTGTTAAGCAACTTATAATTATCAACAATCTTACTATAAATTGAAGATTGTCTCATCAATGTTTCTTTCTGATACATAATCTATTAACGACGAGAGATATAATTAAAGTTGATCACACATCTTACCCTACTATCTGTAGTAGTTGTCCCTGAGTGAAGCATATCACCATTAAATATTACCATGCGATTAGCAACACTGTCAACTACTTTACCATTCTTGAAAATTGTCTGACCATTGTTAGTGTTGATATAAAAGACTGCTGTTTTCATTCTATCAAGCAACTGTTCATGATCAACATGAAATCCATGAACAACTTTTTCAGGAGTTCTGCCATGTAAATTTGCTTTAATACGAACCAAACAAGCAGGATCTAATAGTTCAAGAGTAGGTCCTAGAATCTGATATGTATTTTTTGCATGAGGCATCCACTCATTTTCAATATAGAAACAATGAGTAAATTGAAAATCATAACCAGGGTCTGTAGTTCCTCGTTTTTCGCCCAACCAATCTGCAGGAGTTCCTACAACACCATCGTTATAATGCCACATAACATGATGAGACATCATAAACTTTTGCAATTGCATGAATTCCTTCTTCGGCAAGAAGTTATCAATAATTTGAATATCAGACATTTAATTTATTAAAGTTAGCAGAGAAAGCGATTCGTTTGTCCTTGGTTGGAAATACATTATGATTTATACATCCTGGAAACAATACTAACATACCATTTTTAGGTTGTATCTTTAATTTATTTTCAAAAATAATAGGCGAACTTTCATCAGTCACACTAATATAATACACACAAGAAAAATCTGCAGGATAATGATTATGTTTATATGCACAATCACCTTCAGTGTATTTCATTACCCAAAAATTAAAGCACTCATATTGAGTTCGATTGTGATTAAAATAACTATCATTAACTGAACTGATAAACTTAAGTATAATTTCAATTAAAAAATTAAAATCAGTTGTATCATTCTGCGTAAGATAATCAGTTCTCCAGGCATTAAGGTTAGTAGAATGCTTAAGACCATCAGGACTTGACCTCTGATACTGATCAATTAATTTAATAAGATCTGCATTGATATTGTTATGGTCATATAAAAAGGTTGTAAAAACTGGCAACTGTTTTACAACCATATGTGTTTCATGTACCGACATAATATGCTTCGTAGTACTTGACTACACCTGCTGAAATTTTATTACCTTGTGATACCCAGTCATGAGCACACTGGTATATAGACTGACAAGTATACTTAGATTTCCTTGTGGTATCAAGTTCACCACCATACTTTTTAAGAAGAATACTAAGAACTTCTTGCCTGAGTTTCATCTTCTCGTCACTGTAGCGCCAATCTTCTGTCATGAAAGTGAAAGTTTTTTGTAGTAATCGTGAGCATAAAGTTCGCGGTATCCCTTGATACCCCAACCCAACCAGTAATATGCTGGGACCATGTACTGACGGATAGTTTTTCCACGACCTTCAAACTCTGGAAGGTAACGTTGGAACACGGACTCATTAATCATATAACGAGTCTGACCTTCTAGTGTACTAGGGTCACATGCAAACTTATCACAGAACTTACCTAGGTTATTATAACGTCCTAGTGATGTCCACTGTATGAGACCATAGCCACCGCGAGTACATTCACTATAAGACACTCTAGCACCACCTTCGCAAACGTTAGCAGTGAAGTTGGACTCTTGCTTGATGTTTCCCAGGATCGTTGCCAGGGCGTTTCTATCAGTAATCTTGGTATGTTCTTGGAGTTCTGAGAGGACATACTTCTCCTCGGGAGTACAAGTAGGGCAGTTCCATTTCGGTTCATATACTACAACTGGAATTCTTACTGGTGGTGGTGCTGTGCTTACTTCCTGATGTGGTACAAGGAAAGCGGTTGCTACAGCACCTAAAGCACCAACCAGGGCGGCGGTTGCCATAGGTAGGATCTTCATAACGACTCCATCATCTTACTGTGTATGTAGAGGGTTGTCAACCCCTGGATAAATATCTATACTATGAACGCACTGCGTTTTCACCCATGAGATTCAAAGAACAGGACATCTATTACCTTATGAATGCCTGTAAGGTATACCAGGATCAAACTGGGTCGGAATATATGTGGGAACAATACGACGATTTAATTCAGAAGTTAAAAGCATACAAAGAAGAGTACATCAGTGTACAAGGAACCGCATCTTCAGCAGAAGTCTGATGAGTGTGCCACGATATGGCGCGAATGGTTTGAACTGTTTGAAAAGAAAGATCCAAGAGCAAAAGATTTAAGAAAAAAATGGTGTAACTGTGTTACAGAATTTGGTGATCTTGTAAGTCAGGAAGTCAAAACAAATCCTCGTTACAAAGACATACCTCGGTGATTAAAATACCTAGATATTGTAGTCGCACAAAACTACATGAAGTTTTTCTTTGCACTTCTCGCTACACTTTTTCTTGCTACACCTGCTTGGGCTGTAGACGTTATGATGGGTGCCAATGGCAACCTAGTCTTTGAACCAGCAGAGGTAACTATTAGTGCTGGAGAATCAGTTCATTTCGTCAACAACATGCTTCCACCTCACAACGTAATCGTGGAAGATCGTCCTGACTTAGGACACGAAGGTCTCGCAATGTTACCTGGCGAAGAGTTTGATGTTGCATTCCCTGAAGCAGGTGACTACACTTACTGGTGTGGTCCACACAAAGGAGCAGGAATGATCGGCACGGTACATGTCCAATGAAACAGTTTAACACAGTTGTATTAGATATCACTGTGGCAATTTTAGACTTTCTCTACAGAGGGAGAGACTATCAAAGATTCTGGGTGCTTGAGGAAATTGCTCGGGCACCATATTTTGCGTTCCTCAGTGTACTACATTTTCGTGAAAGCATGGGACTTCGCGGTCCTGAGCATCTATTTTTAATGAAACAGCACTTTGAACAGTCAGTCAATGAAACAGAACATCTGGAATACATGGAAGGTAGGGGTGGTAATTCTTATTGGATTGACCGCTTTGTTGCCAAGCATCTCGTTCTTATCTACTATTGGAGTAACGTGGTTTATTATTGGGTGGCTCCTCGCCTTGCTTACCATCTCTCCTACGAAGTAGAGATTCATGCAGCAGAAACTTACGCTAAGTTTCTTGCTCTGAATGGGCATGACGACAAGATCCTTGAGATCTTGAATGATGAACTACATCACTCAAAAGAATTACATGATGCTATGGAGATGATCCATGTTTAAGAATTGGGGTAAAGATGTTGAACCCCCAGAGTTTACAACAAAAGAAGAAGTACAGGAGATGATTGATGCTGCCATACGAAAACATAATCGTAATGCTTCAATTATCTCAATGTGTGTTGGGTGGGTTGTTCTTGCACTTTTTGCTGAGGGTCTGCTTAGACTCATTGGAGTGATTCCCCCACTATTACCATGGCTCAAGATCACACTTTAGAATGGATAGGCATAGTCCTCGCGTTGGTTTTTGGGGTAACTATGTTCTGCCAAGGTCATTTTATTTTTCATCAGAAACATGGCTACTCCCGAAAAGAAACCGAAGACCCCGAAGCAAGGGACAGAACAAGAAGACAAATTGAAAAGATCCTTAGAGATCTCAAAAATGATTCATCCTCATGATGATCCACCTGATCCTACAGCATACATGGGCAACTACAATTTCCCACAGATGCTATTCGCATTCTGCCTGGGATTTTGTACCATGTTTGTGCTTGCTGTAGATGAGATAGATAGTTTTAAGGGATGTCCGCTCCCAGAATATTTCCAAAACGAGGTCAAAGGTTAATGGACAATAGGTTCCAAAGTTTTACAGAAGAAGAAAAAAGAATGTTTGCTGAAGCACTTTGGAGACGCCAAAGATGTTTTATTGCAGGCGACAAAATGTTCAAAAGTTATGAAAAACTTTTGAACGAAGTCCTTGAAGGACTTGATTATCTCCCAGGTAAAGTATTATGAAAGTAGGAATGATTGGTTTAGGCAGAATGGGCGAGGGCATGTCCCGTCGTCTCATTGCTGCAGGTCACGAAGTACATGGATTCAGAAACAACTATGCAAAAGCTCAAGAACAATTTGAAAAGGGTTATATCAGTGGATGTACCACTACTCTGGAAAGCCTTGTTCAAGTAGTACATCAAAATAAAACCACGGGTGAAACCCCTGGTGTTTTCATGATGGTTGTACCAGCAGAAACAGTAGAGGACACA